GGCAACATAGGAAAAAGACAGGATTGAAATCCGGCCCCGCCCCAGTATAAATACTGAGACTAAACCTACTCGCGGGTGTTACCGTAGAATCAAGCCACAATTCAACTCCAACATTCTCATTACGCGTGTCATCCAGCTAGTACCTAAGTACAATAGCGTGGGATCGGCGCGTGCAAAGTTGTTCTTGTTATAATTGGGGAAGTTGAACATGACTGATCCATTTGTTCGTGTGGCTGTGATGGCAGCACCACCTGAACCTTCCACTCCATCGGTACGTGCTGTACTCCAATAGTTCTGCTGTGGAAGTTTTGATCCGTTGGTGGTGGCTGTCACTGTTGTTATCAAACTCAGATACGCTAAAACTGAAGCATCAGTAGCGTTGGTACTGCGAAAGACATTAACTCGATCCACACTTGGGGTTCCGTTCGCACATGGGGTGATCGTATAGTTCGTAGAACCACGATAGCCACAAAACGCCGTTGTGACCCACGTGAGTGGGGTCATATTGACGTAGTTGAACGGAGAAGTCCCTGAGGCAGCTACGATCTTAGTAGCGTTAACAAACGCACTTGAATCGAAACCTGGAGACGCTGGCAGGCGTTTCAAAGCAGTATTGAAAATCAGACTACCTGTAAGCGAATCCGTGGCTGCACGTGTTGAATATAACGTCTGCCGGTGAAGTAGGGAGCGTAGCGAAGCTACACACTCGCCCATGTTTACACCGTAACGTTCTGGCAACACAGCAGCCTGTGTTCCAATGATCATTTCCGTAGGCACGACATCCGTCATATCTTCGCCCTGGAGGTTGAACATCGTGGGATAGCCGCCGTCGGTCGTACCAAGACTGGTAGCCGGGGCAGCATACTCAAAGTTGTCACCGCCAGAAACGAAGAACAACAAACTGACAGAAGAAGTCGCTGGTGCCGTAAGGGTGTTAAGGACACGAATGGTAAGAGTACCATTGTCGTTTTCACCCCGTGGCGCCAAACTATTCCCTGGAGTCCAATTTGTGTTGATACCTCGATCAATGGTTTTCCACCCCTCTGGTTGGTGATAGGGGATGGTAAAGGTGACGTCATCATGTTCACCAATATCAAGAATTTGCGTATACACCGTGTTTTCAGGTGGATCAACTGCGGAAATGTCTCCCACAGGATCATACGAAATCTTGAGACGTCCCTTGTGGAACTTTGTGCAAACCACCTTCACACGTACCCGTATGTCTCCGCGCCAGTACTGAAACAAGCGTCCGAAATATGACAAGGGAACCTGGTACGATCGATACCCCACCGTTGCTGCTGAAGCATTGGTGAGAGCAATATTCGAGTCGAGGTTCGGGTTAACGCGCATGTTGAAGAGTTGCGTTCCTGTAGCATCTGATGTTGACCAACTTGTAGCACCAAAATAGCTCTCCTTTTTCTTCAGGTACGAAATTGCCAATTCGTCCTGGCTTCCAAGTGAATGGAAAGAGCTGTCGATGCTGAGTTCTTGCTTGGGATCAACGGTCAATTTTTGCGTAGGCTGTCCTATTTGAGTGGACGCCAAGTGAGGCGCATTTTGTGGTACGTAGGCATGGACGTCATCTATCACGGGCACATTAGTGTATCCGAACAGGGACGCCATCTTGCTCACTGCACCAGCACCTATCTCGGTTGCTCTTGCAAACTTTCCGATGAGTGGAACTCTGGTCAATGCACTCGCCGCTGCCGCCAAAGCGGAAGCAGGAAGTGATACAGGCCCAACACCATACTCATCACCTTGAAGTGAGAGTTTAGCAGTGGAGCCCATCAGTTGAACATCAGTCATCCACGCATACACCCGTAGTGTCACTGAGGTCGAACCTCCAGCAACTGCCAGGCGTAGTGGTGCGTAGACCATCGTTGTGAGGCTTCCCATCCGTGAAACCTCATTGGCACTTGTGATATCAAGCCAGTTCTTGGAGTAGAAAAATGGCAATGTCATCTCACCTCCAGCATTCGCTTGGGGGGACACAAACACTCCAGGAACTTGTGAGTACGGAATCAAGTTTGTCAGACTTGTCGTCAGATTCGTACGCACTCGATTGGCAGATCC